TCACGAAGGTAATTGGAAAATAAATTATTATGCATAGGAAGATGTAGATGTGGAAGTAGAAAAGTTTGATTTGTACGATACACACTGGTCATATGGAAAGGGCGCAGTTCAGTACATTTATAAATTCTCAAATGGTTATGGTGCATCTGTGGTGCGCCATAATTCTTCTATGGGAAACAATAAAGGTCTGTATGAACTCGCAGTGCTTGACAAAGATGGTCGTTTGTGTTATGATACACCTATAACTGAAGATGTAATCGGTTCACTTAGACTTGAAGAAGCGGAAGATATCTGTTATAAGATATCACAATTAACAGAGGAAGTTGATGAATTTAAAAAAGAAGAGGAATAACATTTTTGTAAGGTTTACCATGTGGGTGGTTGAGTGTTGGCGTCTTGTAATGGACAATCGATACAACCCACTAAGGTACATACCTGACCCAAGTTTACAAATGTATTTCACATTGGTGTTGTTCACCATGTGGTCTGTTTACTTTGGGTTCGTTGCGTCCTATTATATGGGATGGTTAGGTTATAACACAATAGCGAGTATCATTGTACACATTGGTGTGTTAGTTCCAATTGCATTCACAAATGCAATCTTTATTGATGCAGAACGAGATGGTGCAAACTGGTTAAAAAATTGGAAGACGAACAAGAGATTAGATACACAAGATGCGAATCTACGTAAAACTAATCATGAAAAAAGAGTCAAGTGGGATATTGATATAGAAGCATGAACATCTTTCACCTAGACAAAGACTATCGGGTTGCTGCTCGTCAGCACCTAGATAAACATGTTGTCAAAATGATTATTGAGTATGCTCAGTTATTGTCTACTGCACATCGTGTTCTTGATGGTGAACCATATGTATCACAGACCCTTGGTGGTCGTAGAATACAAAGATGGAAACATCCTAATTCTAATATGGAAGGTAGACTGTACAAGGCGTCTCATGTGAACCATCCTAGTGGTATATGGACACGTAAGACCGTATCCAATTATCTGTATCTGCACGGTCTATGGGAAGAACTCTGTAAAGAGTATACCTATCGATATGGAAAAAAACACTTGACAGAAGAGAAATTATCTGATATACTATGCCATCTTCCTGAGAATATACCGCAAGGTACTCTCACGGAGTTTGCACAGGCAATGCCTGAGTATTGTAAGAGAAAGAACCCCATTGATGCATATCGATTTTATTATGTGAATGAGAAAGATGGATTCGCAAGATGGACTAAACGAAAAGTACCTGATTGGTATGAGGAGATGAAATATGGCAGATGAAAAAACTGTTGGTAATTATCCTCAATCAGAGTCAATTCAAGGTATTCCAGTTATACTGGATATGCCTACAGTAGATGATATAACTATCAAGAATCTACAAATGACTTTGGTTGATGCATATGAAAAATCTTATGATGGGAAACCTGAAAAAGAAAAATACGATGAAGTGAGTGAAGCAATTTATACAGTCATTCAATACTTACTTCCTGATGCGAACTTTGAACAGTTCCAATTCGATTGTGAAACAATGATGAATGACATAGATGAGGAGAAAAATGGTGGAGAAACTGACGATGAATCGTGATGAAATATTAAACACATTGCGTGAGAATACTGTTGCGTTATCTTTTACGAAAGTGAAGGATGGTGAAGTTCGAAACATGACTGCAACTCTAGAACAGGGAAAGATTCCTGTTGAGAAAATGCCAAAGAGTGGTTCAGTAGACCAAACTGTTGGTGGTGAATCTACAGTGCGTGTATTCGATTTAGACCTAAACGAATGGCGTTCATTCCGTATTGATAGTTTGTTGACTTTTAGTGCGGTATAAATAACTCTCATGGCGAAGAAAAAACTTACTCCCGCACAGAAAGCTGCTAAGACTCGCAAAGCAAATCAAGAAAAGGCGATGCAAGCATTAGGGTTCGAAAGAAAGAAGGTTACTCGTAAGAGAAAACCTATGACTGAAGAACAACGAAAAGCAGCTGCGGAGAGGTTGAAACTCGCCAGAGAAAAACGTGGACATGACGGTTCTAAGTCTGTTCATCATTCCATACGTGATTTACCTGAAGACCATTTTTTACATTGGAAGAAAGTAAAAGAATGGATAAAGGAATGCACATCAGAACTCAAGGGTATACAATCCTACAAACACAGTAATGTATCCAAAGAAAAAACTGAATACCGTGACCTTGCAAATTATATTGATAACATGAAACGTTATCTCTCAAGTGGTCATTGGGGAGATTACCGATACGGCGCACAACGTGAATCGAAAATTACACGTGTCAGTGTCGCAATGGCGTATGATGATAATGGAAGACCCAAAAGAATGTATGGTGTTTGGTATCCCGACATAGGTGCAGTTTGGACTAAAGAACTAGAAGATATGTGGGGTAGAGATTATGATGATGAGATTGAGGAAGAAAAACGTTTGGAAAAAGAGAGACGGACGGAGACAGAATGAATGATAGCGGAGAATCAAACTTCCTAACGAAGAAACGGTTCAGTAAAATGATTGAAGACACCGTGAGAGATAAGAGATTGTCTTACATGGATTCAATCATTTGGATATGTGAACAAAATAAAATAGACTTAGAAGACGTGTCTAAATATCTTAGTCCAGTAATCAAACAACAATGTGAATACGAAGGACAGAAATTGAACATGTTACCTAAAGGGAACACTCTACCTGATGTCTAATAAGTTAGTCAAGAACAAACTTCAACTAGAACGCAGAGTCTTACCACAAAGTCTACTTAACAGATTACGTGATATTGTTAAGAATCCTAAGAGTGTAAAAGAACCAGCACTAACTTATGGTGGTGTAGAAAGAGATGTACGAGATACTACTCTTTTTAAATTTAATCCTACATCACACCCGAAAGAAATGAAAAGAGTAAAAACTGCATTTGAATCTTATTTTGAGAATGAGAAACTGAATCAATGTGACCTGTTATATTACGGTAAAGAACAATTCTTTACTTTACATAAAGATAACGGTTCTAAAGATGGTGAGGGTTTGGGTGGTATAGGTAGAAACTGGTCTTGTTCTACATTGATACATCAATCAGAAGACCTAGAAGGTGGAGACCTACTAGTTTATGGGCCATTTAACCCTGAACTACGTGGTGGTCGTCCAAGAGTTATTAAACTCAAAGTAGGTCAATCAGTTTTTTTCCCTAGTCATTGGTATCATGAAGTGACACCAGTGATTAAGGGAGAGAGAATCGTTCTTGTGTCTTGGTTGGGTGCAGACCCTAAAGACGTGCCTGCGCTTCATACAAAAGCGCAAATGAAACAAGACCGAAAGTTGCATGTATTATAAATAAAGCTGTTGACAAAACATGTTTGATTTGTTAATATATACAACAATTATATTATGAATAAAGTGGACACAAAAACATACAAAATATACGGAGAAAAAATATGTCTTTTGCAAATCTAAAGTCTAACAAAACTGATGTTAGCAAACTCGTTTCCGCAGCTCAATCACTGAGTGGTGGTGGAGACAAAAAGAAGTCCTACGAAGATGAACGAATTTGGAAACCAACTGTTGATGACAACGGTAATGGTTTTGCAGTGATTCGTTTCTTACCAGCAATGGAAGGTCAAGAACTTCCTTGGGTAAGATACTTCGACCACTTCTTCAAAGGCCCAACAGGTCAGTGGTACATTGAAAAGTCTTTGACTACAATGAATCAGAATGACCCTGTGAGTGAATACAATTCACGTCTTTGGAACAGTGGACACGATGAGGACAAGGAAACCGCTCGTAAACAGAAACGTAGACTACACTATGTGTCTAATGTTCTAGTTGTGAGTGACCCTAGTAATCCTGCCAATGAAGGTAAAGTATTTCTTTACGACTTTGGTAAGAAAATCTTTGACAAGATTATGGATGTAATGCAACCACAATTTCCTGGCGAAGAACCAATCAATCCATTTGATTTTTGGAATGGTGCGGATTTTCAACTGAAAATTAGAAACGTTGCTGGTTACAGAAACTATGATAAGTCAGAGTTTAAATCAACCAGTGGTTTATTCGATGGTGATGAAACCAAACTCGAAGCAACCTACAATCAACTACATGAACTACAAGAGTTTGTAGACCCAACTAATTACAAAACGTATGATGAGTTGAAGTCCCGTCTTGAAGTGGTTCTAGGAGAATCAACTGGTACTGGTTCAACAGTTAAGAACGAGTCTTTGACTCAAACTGCGGAAAATGTAGAACCTAGTTCTGCACCTACACCAGTAGTTGCTCCATCCGCTCCTGAACCTGAAATTAAAGTTTCGGGAACAGATGAGGACAATGATACATTATCATACTTCGCTAAATTAGCGGCAGAAGACTAATAGTTATCATTTTAAGAAGGGACAGGAAACTGTCCCTTTTTTTTATCCAGCGATACTTATTGTGGAA